CTGGGCCGCGCTGGGCCGCGCTGGGCCGCGCTGGGCCGCGCTGGGCCGCGCTGGGCCGCGCTGGGCCGCGCTGGGCCGCGCTGGGCCGCGCTGGGCCGCGCTGGGCCGCGCTGGGCCGCGCTGGGCCGCGCTGGGCCGCGCTGGGCCGCGCTGGGCCGCGCTGGGCCGCGCTGGGCCCTGCACGGCGGATCGGCGGATCGGCGCGACCCCCTCCCCCTTTGCGGACCCCCCATGCCCGGATTTCGGCCGGCGCGCCCGATGCAGGGGGGATGGTACCTCTCACCCCCGCACGGTCTGAAAAAATTTTCCGCCAAAAAAATTTTCCGCCAAAAAATTTCACAACCCCCTTGACTCCGTAACCCATTGCGTGTAAAATTTGCGGGTATGGCGACAGGGATAAAGAATGAGATTCTTGAAGCGCTCGTGGAATCCGCGCTAGCCGCGTATCATGACAGGGGGGACGACGATGGGGAACTCAACGAACGACACGATTTTGGATGAACTGAAAGGGCTAAACGCCTCGGTGAAGCAGATCGACCCGCCTTCTGAAAAACCCCTGGACTCGGCGGCATCGCTGGAAGTGCAGGCCCCGCAGATCTCCGCAACGCGCCGCATGGACGCCAAACACGCGACGGTGTCCGGCGGCAAGGGCTACTCGGTTGTGGTCAAGGGCGTGTACTTGGCGCCGAGTCCCGCGGACCCCCGCAAGAAAGTGGCCAAGCCCTACGAGATTGAAGTGAATGTCCCGAAACTCGAAGGGGCGCTTTCGCTCATCAAAAACCATCTGCTTCGCCCGGCGGTACTGCGCAAGCACCCCGAAGCCGGCTACATCCAGACGCATGAAATCGTCAGCCAGCGGCCGCTCTCGCCCGCGACGCCCGAAACGCGAAATCTCCAGTACATGAACCACGACGCCCTTTCGGCGTATGTGAAAGACAACGCGGTCCCCATCGACCTCGCCACGCCCGGCTACGACGATGTTGTGGTACTGCGCGAATCCATCATCGACTACACGCTCAACCCGCGGGGATTTGAAAAACGTGAGGCCGAGCGCAAGACGAAGCGCGAAGAAGTCGCCGCGCTCATGGCGCTTAACCCGCAACTCAACGACTCCCCCAAACCGGAGCCCGGCACCGCAGCCGTCGAAGATGGAGCCGATACCGACGCCAGCCTCTAACCTGTTCAGCGGGTTGGGGTCGAGTCCCGCGCCGCCGGCCGCAACGGCCCCGCGGGACTCGGCGATCACTATCAACACGCGGTCTATCGTGTGGGATAAAGACGGCATGCCCACCCCCGCGACCGTACCCCTTCTGGCCAAGTCGCAGATTGCGGGATTGGTCCCCGTCGCCGCGTCACTGCGCTACACGGGGCCGGAAAGCGGCCCGGGTGAAAAGTTTGAGGGCATGTCGAATATCGAAGTGGCCACCATCAGGCAAGCGGAAGCCGCGGCCGACGGCAACTTTGACGAGCTCAAAGACATTCGGGACCGCATCCTCGGGCGCCCCAAACAGTCCGTAGAGCGGCTAAATATCAACGTGACGTACGAGGACAAGCTGCGAGAACTCGCGGAGGCTGAAAATAGTGGGCCCCGTGGCTCCCGCATCATTGACGCGGAAGCGGAAGCGGAAGCGGAGTTGTAGTGGCCCAAAACCTCGTCACCCCCGAGGACATCCACCGGCGGCTACAGAAAGACCTCGTCTATTTTAACCGCGTCGCGGGCATGAAGATCAAAGACAAGGGCGGCGCGATTGTGCCGTTTGTGTTCAACACCGCGCAGCGCTACATCCACGACAAGATCGAGGAGCAGTTGAAAACTCTCGGGCGGGTGCGGGTCGTTTTGCTTAAAGGCCGGCAGCAGGGTGGGTCGACATACATCGCAAATCGGTTCTACCACAAGACGACGCGAAACCCCGGTACATCGACTTTCATCCTGTCCCACGCCGGGGGAACGACCGACAAATTATTCAGCATGGTCCGTCGGTACCACGACAACATCGGCGACATTTTTCGCCCCGTCGAGGGCGCAAGCAACCGGAACCAATTGGCGTTTGCGGAACTTGATTCCGAATACACCGTCGGCACAGCGGGCAACAAGAACGTCGGCCGTGGCAGTACGTCCCAATTGTTTCATGGTTCCGAACCGGGGTACTGGGAGAACGATTACGACATCCAAAACGGCGCGCTGCAATCCATCGGTGACGCGCCCGGAACCGAGATAATTTTGGAGTCGACCGCCAACGGGCCCAAAGGTCTGTTCTACGACAAATGCCGCGCGGCGATGCGCGGCGAGAGCGACTACATTCTCATTTTCGTACCGTGGTTCTGGCAGGAAGAATATGAGGCCCCGGTCGACCCTGACACTTTCCAGTTCACCGACGAGGAACGCGACCTGGTGGAGCGGTATTTCGCGAAACCGTTCCCGTACCAAACCAAGCCCATCCCCGTCGAAAAAGCCATGCGCAAGATGGCGTGGCGGCGAAAGACCATCGTCGACAACTCCGTCGCGGGAAACCGAGAAGCGGGTCTCGCCGAGTTCCGGCGCATCTACCCCAACAACCCCATCGAGGCTTTCCGAGCTACCGGGGTGTCGCTATTTCGTTCTGACGCCATCGAAGCCGCGCGGGCGCATGTCGTAGGCGACCCGGTGGGCCCTCTCGTTTGCGGCGTGGACCCCGCCGGCGATAGCGACAACTCTGACCGCACAGTCATAGTCTTGCGGCGCGGGCGGGTCATCGAGCCCGTCATAAAATACAGCCGCATGAGGCCGATGGAGTTGGCGGGCATCATCGCGGCGTTAATCACAAAGCGCGGCGTGGACATGGTGTTTGTCGACCGCGGTTACGGCGAGGGGACAATCGACCGTTTGCATGAAATGGGATTTGGCGGACAAGTCCAGGGCGTCGCGTTTAACGAGCGCCCGATTCAGCAAGACATCTACGCCAACAAGCGAAGCGAAATGATTATCGAGTTCGCCACTTGGGTCAATCGCGGCGGGGTTCAAATCCCCGACAACGACGAATTTCACGAGGACCTCGCGGCGATACCTGTTGACAAACGCATGAGTGGCGGGCTAAGATTAATACCATCGAAGGATGAAATTAAACGAGTGCTCAAAAAATCGACGGATATCGTGGACGCGGCTTCATTGACCTTCGCGTATCCCGTCATGAACCGTGACTTTGGCGGCGCAGGGAATTCCCGGTGGCGCAAGGCCGGGGAGAACGACGTTGCGACCCGCGCGGCGAAAGGCGGGTTGCGATCCCGCCAAAGAAAGTGGGGGAGGGCATAATGGGCCTTTTCTTGCGTAAGTGGGGGAGGGCATAATGTCCGGCGACAGTCTTTTCGGCGGTGGGGTTGCTACCCTTTTCGGGGGTTCCGGGAAAAAAACTGCCGCTGAGGAGGAGAAGCGGCGCAAGCAGGAGTTGGACCGACAAAAGCGCGAACGCTCCGAAGCCGCTGAGAAAATGAAAACCGCGGGACAACGTGCGGGGAGCGGGGCGACGCGAACAAACTTTTTATCCAGTTTAGGGTTTGGCGGCGGCAACAGCAGCGGCGGGGGCCGCCCAAATTTCTTCGGGAATTAAAATGGCGGAAAGCCGCGTAGAATATTATTGCCGGCGCCACGAGGCCCTGCTTCAACAGAAGAACCCGTGGAATGTCCTTTTCCAATCGGTGTCCGAGTTGTTCTTGACGCGCAAGCGTGATTTCACCGCGTCCATCGCCCCCGGCGAGTTTTTGCAAGACGACGTGTTCAATAACACCGGGCAGCATTCGGGGTTCTTGCTCGCGTCGGTGTTGGATTCGATGATCTGGCCCGACGCCTCGCGCGCCATGACGCTAGAGCCTGTCAGGAAATTGAAGGGCTTCCCGGGCGTCGACACCTGGTTCGCTGAGGTCGTCACCCCTGATTTGCAATTGACGATGGATGCCCCACGGGCGGGGATGAGCCTCGCGCGCATGGAGCATTTTGTTGACACCGCGGTATTTGGTACGAGCGGCATTGCGACGTTTGAGAACCCCGATTCGGACGACGAGGAAGTCCCGGCGCTATTTGAGGCGTGGGATGTTAAGTCCATGTGCATCGCCGAGAATGCGCAAGGGTACGTCGTGGAGGTTTACTACCTGGAGAGCTTGACGGTGAGGCAGGTGGTCGAGCGGTATGGGGAGTCGGGCCGGGGGAAAGTGTCTCCGAAGGTTTTGAAGCTCTACGCCGAGGCGAAGTTTGACGAGAAAGTTGAGGTTTTGACTGTCGTCGAGCCCAAGAAGGCGGACAAGTCGCGCAAAGGCCGGGCAGCGATGAAAACGCGCACGGTTCATCTTGACAAAACCAATAAGTTCTTCATGCGTGAAAGCGGGTTCCGTGAGGCCCCCGTCGCTGTGGGGCGCATGTTTAAGACCAAGGGGGAGCCGTACGGGCGATCTTCCGGGACCATGACGCTCCCTGACATGATTTCGCTTAATGTTTTGAGCGAGGCGATCTTGGTAGCCACCGGGAAAAAATTGGACCCGCCGTTGGCGGTGATGGATAATGGGCGACTCGGGGGTGGGGTCATCAATACCTCCGAGGGGGCGATCAACGTTTTCAATTCCTCGGGGCGCATCGACTCCAGCCCCCCGGTTTTCCCGCTCTACACCGTCGAAGATTTGCAGCAAGCGAAGGACCAGAAAGAGGAACTCAAACTCGCCGTGACCCAGGGGTTTTTCTTGGACCGCCTTTTGGACTTCAACACGCAACAGCAGATGACGGCGTTTGAAACGAGTGTGCGAAACCGAATCCGCGGGGAAGCCACGGGGTCCATTCTTAGCAGGCAGATAACCGAGGTTTTCACGCCGACCATCCATCGCAGTTTTAACATCAGCTACCGCCGCGGGCGCTTTGGTGAGGTACCCGGGGATACCGGGGAAATGCGTTCCGGGCAGCGGAAGTGGACGGAAATCCTCGGGGGCCGGGGGCGGCGGCCGGTTGTGCCCCCCGTCGTCGCGCAGGCGATTGCGGCGGATCTCCAGGTTTTCACGATCAATTATATTTCGCCGGCGCAGAGGTTTTTGCAGGGGGAGAAGATGCAGGGCCTTATCACTGCGTCGGACATTCTGCTCTCGCTGGACGTGCTGTTTCCGGGCATCAAGGACAACGTGGACCCGGATAAATTGGCGGCGGCGGTGTTCAGGTACTCGGGGGCCCCGCCGGAAATGGTGCGAAATGAGGAGTCGCGGGGCGCATTGCGCGAGGCCATCAACAGCCAAAACGACGTCAGCGAGGGATTGGG